TTTGTAATATTATTTTGAGTCTCTTGAATAAGAGCTACGTTAAGTCTAATACCATGCTCCTCCATCGGTATAGTAACTTCTCTATAAACGGGCATTACCTCTTCTTCAAAGAAAAAATATTCTAATCCTTCTGCTCGAAGTATACCTAAGAAGTGATTATAGATACGTAAAGTTAAATCTGTATCAGCAGCAGCATACTTAGCTAGTATAGCCATATCTGCTTTATAAATCTCAAAGTTATCTTTTGATACAGCGCCGCCATTTGCTTTAATGCTAGCTTTTAACTCTAATTGCTCTTCATTAGCTTCAGACTCTACATCTAATCCAATCTCTTTTTGTACCATTTTAGCAATAGACTTTAATCCGAAAGGATTACCAAATCCAAATGCACCCTCCTCTTTTACAGTATGTACGAGTAGAGCAGTATCGGCATGTAATGCTGGAAGTAAATCTATACCGTAGAAGTTCTTTGTAAATCGAACATCGAAAGAAGCATTATGCATTACTAATTTTTTCTTTAGCAATTGGCTTATAGCATACTTTGCTAACTTATCTGCATTTGTACCTCCTATATTGAGCTCTACTAACTGTTCGTTCTTCCATTCACGAATCGGCATATAATAACCTTTACCGATTTCGCCAGATACAGAAAAACCAATAATCGAGCCCTTACGGGGATTCAAACTATTGGTCTCTGTATCATACGCAACAAGTTCACTGCTGTTAATATGATCTATTAATTCTTTTAAAGTCTCCTTACTGTCAACTGTTACATAACTTTTTTCTTGCATAACTTATATTACTTCCTGGTTTTCTAAAAGGTCCTTTGCTTCCTGGTAAGTAATCATAAATTGTTTCTTTCTACCTCTAAACTCCTTAACAATATCTAACTCTTGACAAAGTACAGTAAAAGCTTTTAAGTCTTTTTGAGAAGCATCTATCTTCTGTGTCTGTACTAAAGACTGGAACTTGTTAAAAGATAAAGTTTGATCACCTACTACCTTTTTACCGTTCTGATAATACAATTTAAGTAATTTTAAATTGAGCTCCAACTGTTTAAACTTAGGAGTCTGTAGTAATTTTTTAGTCTCTTCGTAGCTACCTAGAGTATAGAAAGCATCAAAGCCAACTCCAATCAAAACAATCAACTCAAGGAAGATTGTTATAAAGAGGAACGCAGTTGAGTTTTCTGTATTCTTATCTATAGCAGTATTTGCTTTGATTTGTGTTTTTGCTTCAAGCTGTTGAATTTTAGTATCTTTTGCTTGCTGTAATGCGTTAACGATTGAATCTTTATAAATCCTATCAGCCTTTCTGCTTCCAGGTTGACTACGGTAATAGGCAATTTCTTTATCGTAATACTTTGCTACAGAATCTTGCTTTTGAGTTGTAGTAGAGTCTACTGCTACAGCTATTGTTTCTGAATTATCAACAAGTCTATGTGCACCTTTGATAGATAAGTAAAAGCTACCTGCTATTAAAAAACAGCAAATCATACCAGCTACAAATATTCCGCCTGTTATTTTCTTAACCTGTAATGTAGTTATAAAGAATTGCTCTAATGTAAATCTCTTTGTTAATTCATATCCTGTTAAGAACAGGGCAACGAAGATAGTAAAGAACATATCTTGAAAAGGAAACAGAGCGGGTATAGAGTTTGTAACAGACTTAACAAAAAAGTATCCGAAGTAAATTAAAAAGATATTACCTAAGAAAGAAAAGTAGTACAAAATTCTATCGAGAGTTAGGTAATTCTGTTCTAACTTAAAAACTTCTAGTTTTAATTTAAGCTTATTAAATTTATCTATTTTCATATTATAATTCTTCTATTATACCTAGTATTTCAGCGACTATAAAAAAGCATCCTGCTGTCACTACTTCCTCTGACATTAAAGCAATGCCTGCTACAATACGTAGTACTGATTTGAATACGCTAATTCTGAAATGCCAGTTTGTATGTGATTCTTTTTCTTGCATATTTTAATTTTAAAACCCTAACTCATAGGTAGAAGGCTCTTCTTTTCTTTGTTTATCGTTTTGCCATTGTCCATCATATAATTCAGCTACCTCTTCACACTTATGGAAGTATATTTGAGCTACTCTAGCATCTTCTTCAATAAAGATAGTCTCATTTACTCTCATTACACAACCCATAAATTCAGTTTCAAATCCTGGATCGAATACAGATGAATGAATAATAGTACCGTTTCTTAATAGAGAAGATCTCTGTCTAATTAAGCCTACATAATCGGCAGGTAATTTACATCCTTCCCAGAAGGTAATTTCATAGGTACCAGGATATAATAACCATCCCATATTACCGTCTAACTGCACTTTCTTAGTCTCAGTATAGACTGCTAAATTAGTTTGATTTTTTAATACTATTCCAAACTTATCTTGAGGGTTCTGTCTAATCTGTTTAACTGTCTGTAAAGATAAATCATACCCTACTTGAGCTTTTTTACCTTTAGAGTTTTCTAATTTAAGTAGACCCTTTTCTACTATTTGATCTGCATTTAACATAACTATTTTTTCTTTTTTGTATATGGAAACATCCTATTTAAAATATTCTTTCTTCTAGTACAACCGCAGTCTTCATACCCAAGCATATGAGCAATCTTATCTGCTAGTCTATCAATATAGAAAAACTTTAGCACTTTAGCAACTGTATCTCCTAGTCCTTGTGATTTCATAATTTATTATTTACGCGGATATCCTTTTACAAATTCGTAAAATTCTAATCTAGCTGAATCTTCGTTTAAGAAAGAGCCGCTTAATTTAGATGTCTTCATGCTAGCACCTTGATGCTTAACTCCTCTACAGCTTACACAGTTATGAGTAGCTTCAATCATTACTGCAACTCCTATATTATTTTCACAGATTTGATTTACTGCATTGTGAATGGCTACAGTTAATTGCTCTTGAATTGCGCCTCTTCTACTAAAATGCTCTACTATACGATTTAATTTACTTAAACCTACTACTCTACCTTCTAAAGTAGGAATATAAGCAATATGACATAAACCGTTAATAGTCTGATGATGGTGAGAACACATACTCGTAATAGGAATACCTCCTTCGAATACTACGCCGTCATAGCCATCGCTTGGAAAGCTCGTAACAGAGTCTAATGGCTCATACCTACCTTTCCATAAGTCATTTACATAAGCTTTAGCTACTCTTCTTGGAGTATTAGAACTATTAGGATCGTTCTCCCAGTCTACACCTAATGCAGTTAGAAACTTACCGTAATGTACAGTAGCTTCTTCAATAATAGTTAACTTTTGCTTATCACTTAAAGAATACTGGCCGTTCTTAATAGCATCTCTTAAATAAGTGCTAATACCGTTGGCGAAACCTGGTTGAGCTAATTCTAAGCTCTCAATATCTATGTTTTTATTTCTATTCATATTGTATATTATAAGTATTTTGAAATCTGCTCTAAACGTTCTTCTACCGTACCTGTTAAAGTTACGACTTTTTCTGCAGGTATGTACTCCTTTATAAACTTTTGTATAATTCCATCAATCTTAACCTGTAACTCAGCACTCAATCTATCTGGGTCATCTACAAAATCAAATTCAATAGGAATATAAAAGAAGTACTCTACTTGATCTTTAGTCTTTTCAAATAGTTCTCTAATCTCGTCGATATTAACATTAGGAGTTAAAATTCGCGAGTAGATAATACAGTCGACTAAGCTGCGAGTACTAATTACATTCTTATGAGTCAAGTAGTTTTGGTAAGCCCAAGCAGATAGCTCGTTAATTGCATACTGCTTCTCATCGTTAGATAACTCTAACATTTTACCAATTTTAATTACAGGACGAGAAAATCCGTCTGTGACATAATAATCTGGAAATCTAGTAGATACCTCTTTTAATAAGGTAGTTTTACCAGTTCCATGCGATCCTATTAATATTTTCATAAATGCCTTTTAATAAAGATAGTTACTTCTGCTCAAACTTCCAAACCCTTTTATATTAATTTAGAAATTCTGTCGTCTCTATACTTATGTTTACTGTCTAATAGATCTAAGTACTTCGGTTTAGGTATCTCTAGGTACTCTAACAAGGAGCTCCATCCGTATACGTTTAAAAATATTCTTTCGTATTCCGTATGTATTCCAAAATCTAAACGATCTAAACCTTCATTTTTCTCTACTTTTATTTTACAGAAACTATCGTAAAGCTCTTTATGCCTACTAAAGAAATCAGGTATGACACGATACCTCTTATGGTGTACGTTGGTAATCTGGGAGATGACTAAACTTTCAGCTTGCTTTTCTGTATCACATCGTTTATGAACAATAACTTTATCGTAGTTTTTAGCTAAATCTCTAATCTGTTGATCGTGTTTTACGTAATATATAAGCTTAACTACAGTATTATCTCTTATAAAATCATCTGTAATATCTGGTTCATACACATAATCTAATTCCATCTCTTTTGATATCCACGTACCTAAAGAAGTTCCGCCACTTCTCCTTGTAGTAATAATTAGTATTTTCATGTTATTCTTCTAACCGACCTTTAAAGAAATGTATCCAAGAATTTAGAGAAGTCTCTCGGAGAATAGCATAAGCTTCGTCTATAGTATTTGCTCTGTTTACAACCTGGTAGGCAGAAACAATCTCGCCGGCATCTAATTCCGGAATTACTTTATGAACTACTGATCCACAATACGGATACTGCTCTTGCTTTCCAGCAATATCTTCTTGTTTATTAAATCCTTTTAATTCCGGATAAACAGTAATTAATCCCGGATGCCCGTTATAGGCAGCTCCTTCTAAGTAAGGGAAGAGTTCTGCTGGAAGTATTCTTAAATAACCGTGTAGAGTGATTAACTTCTTTAAATTAATTCTCGTACGTAGGTAATCTACTATAGAAGGCTTTCGAGGTAGAGTACGTATCTCTACGTTATTTTCCCCAAAGATCTCCATGTTTCTCGGTGATATCTTTGTAATGTTATTAGTTACAATTAAACTAGGGAGAATCCCAAGCTCTTCACTAATAGCTACTACTTCAGAACCTGTCTGAGTTATAAGCACTCCCCAGTCGTCTAATACTTTCATTATTGACCCATTGCTTTTTTTGTATAATAACCTGTATCGATTAATGCACGTGGAATTAATTCCTCTCTAGTTGCACGAACAGGATTGATATCTAAGGAACCACGTCTTGCATATAACAACATTACTACGCAATCCTTTACTTCAGGATTTTTTGTAATAGCTAAAAATAATTTTTCACTGCAAAACTCATGAAACTCATTTACTTCACGTAATGCAATTACTTCTTTTAATAAGCCTTCTAAATCTACTCTACCTTTTCTAGTAGTAATATGGAAATAAGCAGCTCCTGTATCTTTTTGCTTTGTATGCCTACATCTTGATCTTAAAATACCGGTCATTACAGATACATCATCAGATGTTTCAGCAGGTATAATACTAAAGTGATTCTCTTTACCAGAGTAATCTGTAATCTCTAATTCCTCTAATTTCTTATTTCCTACCATGCGAAATAGATCGTAGTACCCTTCCCCCGGGTCACCCTCAAACATTAACTGCTCTCCTTCTCTAAAGAAAGCTGCTTCTACTTCTTTGCCAATACATTCGCTAATATCTTTCTTTACTTGATTCTCGTAATTTTCAACAGCCTCTACGATCGTATCCCCCATCTTACACATATCAAATGTATTAAGGTATAACTTAAACGATTTAGACTCTACCATAAATTCTGAGTCTGCAGGACATACTATCTTTAACGTACCGGCAATAGGTAAGCCGTTATTTAATAAGAAGGTTGCTTCGTGACAATGCCACGTATCATAACCTACAAATTCATCTCCCTTAATACCCCAATCACCACGAGCTAATGCTCTTGGCATAGGATTTAATTGACTTGGATCAAACTGATCTGTATATACTGCATAGGAGTTAGCTGACCCTAAGGTTTTAGCAGCTACTTCTGACATATTACTAACTGACATAGCTTCTGAATGTTTTTATATTTTTAAAAATAAGGTTTATTTGTTCTTGTGACAACTCAATATCTAAATTATCTGCTAATTTAGCTTTTGGTTTAGGTTGAATTAAACCATGAGGTCCTAATTCATTACCCACCCATCCGTTAATGACAGGCGAGCTAGTATCTAGCGAGTAAATAAGTCCTTTTAATATAATATTTAGATCGTTAATTAAAATAAACTCTACTGGATTTTGACATCCTAGCAGGTGAAATTTAGGTAATCCGATTCCCATATTAAATCTATTTGCATACCACCAGTTTAAAAATCTAGCTCTTACTGTTACGTAATCTGAATCTTTAACTAGGTCAAAGGGTAGTGCAATAATATCTACTCTCTCTCTTAGGTAGTAATCTATACAATCTGCAATTTGCTCAAAGGTATCGCCTTGACATACGCCAATGTATTTCTGTCCCTCTACTCTGTAACTCTCTAAATACTCTTTTGCGTTAAGCAAAGTTTGATCATGGTCATTAACTACATCAGGAAGTACAAGGTGGGTAGGAAGATATTCTTTACCCAACTCATATAACTCTTCCATTGGTATAGATTTACCTAATTCAAATGCTGAATTATCTAATATAGAGTAATCGGCTGTTTTAAGCTTTTCTTTATAAAAGTCAGCATATTCTGTATCCAGGCTTAATAAATGACCTAGTACGTAAGGGTAATCACTTACCTCATCATGACGGTCAAATAACGCTTTCGGTATTTCGTGTGAAATTAAAGGCATAATTTATTTTTTATAATCTGATAATACTTTCTCTACTTGCGTTTTTGCAAACTGCCAGCTAACAGGTCCCATTTCGTCGGCATATTCTACCGGATCAGGGCGACCTAGTTTGATAAACGCTTCAATACGCTCTACTGATGCTGCTGATTTATAATCAGAATACCAGTTACCTTGAGTATCAGACCATGAATGTCTAATAAAGATCGGCTTATAAGAGGTATTTGTACGCTTATATATTTCGTCAAAATCTAAACCTAATGCTT